ATTACCTTCTGGTGTCAATGATCTAATTACTGTAACACCGCCATTGTCTGTTAGTATGTTAATCAGACCTGATTCTCCATATCTACCATCAGCGCCAATAACACCATTAGCCAGATCCGGCGCTACTTCGCCGTATCGTGATATGTCATAATTATTTTGATATGCATATTTTTTGATAACAAATACATCAGTCACTTGTTTCCAATGACCATGTACCATCATTCGCAAATTATTAACTAGATCATCAACTTGAACATCGGTAAAGTTTGCAACAACCTGATCATCCCAATTACCGCCCAAGCTTGGCCAATCTAATATGACCATCTGCCCTTCAAATCGTTCTCTCATTCGCTCTCGGAACGTTTGTTGCTGAAATGCCTTTTCATAATATCTCTGCTGTGGAGTCAATGATGTTATAGTATTAAATGTAGCACCGACTGGTACTGGTCTAATATAATCTCCTGGATCTCGTACAAATGGAGCTAATGGTCTATATCCACTTCGGAATCTGATACCAATATTCCATTCAGATGATCGATCTAAAGTCATTTTCTGTATGAATTCATCATATGATGATAAAGTGTCATCATCCGCAATCTGACCGTCTATAGATAAATCATATGTTTCAAAATCAGCTTGAGTAGCAATTTGTATTGCCCCATATGTCAATCCACGTTCAACTAACATTACTTCTAATGTCTTGTAATTAGGTATTGGTAATGCCTGCCCATGATTAATATAATAAACACAAAATACATTAGATACCTGATTATCACCCGCAGCTAAATTTTGAGGTCCTCGAGATATATATTGATCGTGTACATCGATTAAATCCAAACTTACTACATTAGCAAGATCTCCTCCAGCTACAATAAAAAGATCATTAGGAGCTGGTGTCACAGGTATATCTTCTTGAACAAAGAAATCAAAAAATGGATCGACTATATCATCTAACACCTCTTGTCTCACAGTCGGCGATTGTTGTTGTAAATTATATACAACATATTGATCTTGAAATTGATCTATTTCTGCTATATTATTATTGTTTCTATCTGCTAATTGCAAATCATATGGTGTTGCTGTATTAGCTAGTCCAGGATAATCTCCATGATACTGACCTGGAGCCGGCGGAGCCTGAATCTGATCAGGCATATAATAAACAGTGCCATTAAGTACATGTTCGTGATATGCGCCTAAAGGTGAAACATTGATAGCAGCTTGTGCAGTAAAATATAATGGATAGTATCCATTGACTACAAATGGTTCTGCAGGTATTGCTTGCGGATTTGGATTAAATATAAATGTATTTGGCATAACCTTAATTTATAACTTTGAAATAGAAGTCATCAAATGTTTGAATGTCATCGCCGCCCTCTCTTTCTACCTTCAATTTAATTTTGTAATATCTATCTGGAAAAAATGAATCCATACGTAATTTGAAAAAACTGCCATTCACATCACAATCTATCTGTGTAGCATTTGTATCAAATGGTATGATGGTATCATTTGTTATAGAATCACAAATACTGTAAAAACTAGATGTGGGTAATCTGTTTGTTGTGATAAAAAATGATGCAGTAGAATATGATTTGGTAGGAAATTCTGGACGGGCTCCTATTCTAAACTTTGCTATATCTGTAGGTCGATATTCTGGTTTGATATTTTTAATGTATGGTACATATGTCTCAGTTGATATTTCAGCTGATGATGTGTTAGAAAATGATGCGTCATTCCATGCCACTTCAAGCCTAGGCACATAAACCGTATTTGTTTCTCTACTAAAGAACTTTATGGAACCTAAAATATCACCTGATAATTCGTCGTTTAAAGAACGTTTAACAATGAAACCATTGTTATCTATATCCTGATCAACCCAATGCTTGACTATGTCAGTAACATTCATTCTGATGTCAGGTATTTCATTGTTAAATGATTGTGATGCTCTATACGTGGCTCCAGTTAACCAGGTACCACCTCCGATGTTTGTAGCAGATCCTGAACCAACTGATTCAGCTGACCCGGTATTCCAAAATACTGCATTTGGCGTTCCAGACCTATAATACCATGATACTCCATTTCTCGTTTCTGGTTCATCTGAAAATAATCCATTTCCATTGGTCCATGATTCTGATACCGCATAAGCTTCTAATGTATATTGTTGTTTCAGATCATTAGATTGATTAGAAGTGATGGTCATATAAACTGATGATGTATCCAAATTAGGTATACGACCAGCATTTATTTCAGTCCGTAATGTATCAATCTGACTTCCGAAGTCTACTAAAAATCTGGTATTGAATGTGTTACTGAAATCATCTGAAGCTGATGAGATCTTTGTCAATTCTAATATTTGATCGACACCAGTATTTCTTTCAGGGAACCGTTCATATATCGTGGCATCACGCTCAGCATAAAATATTCTATACATATCAGTCTCCTATGGTTCTACCTTTTATATCTTGATTAGGATATTTCACTTCGAAAATACATGGATCTAAACTTGGATAAATGATTCCATTTTTTGTAGCAGCTGTTATGTCATATACATTACCTGAATATCCTTGTGCTGTTGAATAAACGTTGGTAATATTCAAACTATTCACTGTCTGTACACCTTCTATTCGATCCAGATCAGCTTTTATGGCATTCATATCAATCGATCCATTGATTTGAGCTCGTTCATTTGACATCAGAAACTTGAGGCGTTCAATACATCTGAGCACTGTTTCTGAATTGCTATATGTAGGTCTTACTGTGATTTCAAAATCTATGGCTATGTTAATAATGAATGCGTCTTTGATATTCAAAGCATCTGTCAACATTCTATATTCAGATAAATAAGTTCTTAGATTTTCCTTCAGAGCAACATTAGCTGATGTGAAATTACGATTCTCATCATATGTCAAAATGTACACGTTGAGGGCTAATGGATTTTGTATAGTATATGCTGGATATGCTGTCGTCCTAGTATCAATTTGAGTATCACCAATAACAAAGGCTTTTTCGACTGCCCCAAATCTTGCTGGCATGGCATATATTCTGGATATGTAATCTTCTCTTGTAATGGCTCTGTTCTGCGCGGCAAACGATGCCATGGCATTTTGTCTTATATGCTCTATATCCGTGAAATCATTTCCACCGGTGGCTGGTTCTTCATTTGTAACGGCCAATGTTTCTGCTATCAATTCAAAATTTAATGTATTATAACTTTGATTCAATATGTTAAAACTTACTATGTTATTAATTGTATTAGCAGTTTGATTATCACCTATACCTCCACCGGTGGTGTATGTGACAGTTAATGATGTATTGTTAGGAGCTAATCCATAAGTACTGGTATACAGAAAATTGGATGGATCTAAATTATTTAATGTTTCTCTCCTAAGATATTCCAATCCCAAACCTACGTTTTTTGGATTAGGTATGATTTCTTCATCAGCATCTGAACTGATACCAGAACCGAATTGAATCTCAACTCTATTATCATCTCGAGTTCTTGTAATGAATCTTCTAGGAGTTTTTCTAAGTTTCAGAATATAAGGCACAGATGATGCAAATTGACTCAATGAAGGATCATTGAAAGGTATGTTTAAAACATCTTCAAAGACTGTATCTTGTGCCAGATAATCTACTTCACGCCATGTATTATTTGATGTATCTACTATGGATACAATATCAACAACATCATCATCAGGTAAAACAATTTTTTCATATGGTTTAGGATCATTGAATTGAAATGACTCTGTTCTCACAGTACCTGACACGACTTGTACATGTTTTTTCAATAAGTAATTTACAGGATCGCCATTGCTATCCAGATCATACACAGTTATTTCTGGATCTACTCTGAAATCAATAGGTTCTACGGTTCTGAATTCTATATTATTTTCAGAATTCACAACCATGCCAGCCTCTACAGATAATGCTTGTCGCATGTCCGGTTCAATGTTAGCGCCTGATCCAATACTTGAAACCAAATGATATACAGATAATGTACATGTTGCCGGCGTACGATTTCTTGGTTTATATCCAAATAACTGTGCCATCTCCATGACATTTTTTCTTTCATGTGCTAAAGATAATATAGATTCTCTGAAAGAAGTATCAGTATAAAATGATAATACATCGCCTACATATGAAGCCATTTCCATGAACATCATACCAGGAGATGACTCATTGAAATCACCATATGTATCTGGAAAATATGTTTTTGTAAAATTGATAAGATTCTGACGAAACTGTGCAAAATCTTTATTCAAATATCTTACGTCTTTTTTAACTATACTCATTTTTTATTCCTAATAAGAAAAACTAACACTATTCGGATCAACTCCAGCTAACGGTGTACCGCCAGTAATGGAACCTCCATTGAAATTACCAACTGCCGTTAATTGCCCAACTGGGCCAGCGATTAGATTACCTTGAGAATCAGTGACTGGAGTATTATCTTCTATTATTGATATGTTTTCATTTCCGGCTAAAATATTGATAACTCTATTAGCTCCTTGTGGATTGATTACAACAGATAACTGAATCAGATATGATCCTTTATCGATATTTTCGAATAAACGCAGATCAGTTACTCCGATATATGGTAACCAGAAAGCAATTTTTTCTTTGATATTATTTTCCAGATAATCTTCCAAATCCTGTGTTATGTTTTCAAATAATGCATTGAAAATATCAGTGCCCAGATCTGGTTGCATAAATCTTTCACCTGTTCGTGTTAACAATAAACTTTTCAAATTTGAAACAGCTTGTTCCACAGTGTCATATGATGATTCAAATACCCCAGCACCATCTAATGATCCAGACGAATAATTTTGAAATGGAGATCGGCCTCCGACTACACCTTTATTAAACGGTAACTTAATACCTAATGCAGTCCGACCAGCAGGTATCGGTTGATATGTAAATACTGTCCGAGCCAATTATACAATCCCTTTCTTCTTATCAATTGCTTTCATCAATCCAGAGTAGTCCTTATTCATAAGATTAAGAACATTTGCAACTGCTTCATTTGATGTATCAACAGGACGGCCATCAATATCAGTCATTGGAGTAACATCAGGCTCTGAACTCATCATGCTCAATCCAGATTCTACTAATGGCCCTGAATTCATTTCAGCAAAATTTGTAGACGTCGCTGTATCATTTAATAAATCATTCAGTATAGAATTTTTTGAAAATGTTTTCTTTGTCACAGGTTTTCTGCGTTGAGGTTTACTTGGCAATGTTTGCCGTTGTTCTACTAACACATCTTTCAGGATAGGCAGCAATTCTTCTGTGAGTACATCTCTCATTTCCTGCCTGATCATTTGCCGTAAAGCTTGTGTAAATTTACCCATAGTACTATTTTACTATAAATATGAATTGTAATGGAATTTATACTATGTTTTGTTCGATAATCAAGGACTGTGTAGATTCCTCGAATACGTAAACTGCTGATGTGAATGGTCGATCTGGGACTGTACCATTGTCTACTAATCTTCTAGACTTTTCAGCGCGCGAAATTGATTCCTTACTATCAGGCGGATCAGGATGTACAGATAAATGGAAATGTGCCGCAGATGCTGCAGCAGATGGGTGATTGTATTCATCTATGAATCTGAAAATAGGCTCACCATCTGCCCTGACATTACTCGGCGATCCGGATATACCATGTAAAATGTCTGCGACTCTTGGTATATTTCTTCCAGCAGGAAGTACTACAAAATCCATGGACATACCTCTGGTATGATTACTTGTATATCCTAAATCTTGATGAAATATGTCATTACCTCCTGTCATAGCAAGACTTACCTCTGGCATTTCTTGTTTTATCTCACTCAATGCAAATATGAGCCAATTGGCCATTAGATTTGATATATCACCACCATTGGACATTTCACCAACTGGTCGGCCGGTTCTGCGTTTACCTTTTTCTCCATATTCTAAAGCTCTTAACACTCTACGTACTCTGTTAGCATTTGGATGACCTATACTATCTATCGGTAACCATTTTATACCAGAATAGTCTCCTTTATTGTAATCTTCTCGTTGTATTGAAGCAATACCCCATGATGGTATAAATGGCGGGACGCCAAAAGCAATAGGTGTGGCCTCCGCAGTACCTGTACTGAACCATTGATGTATCGCATCAGCCATAGCCTTGGCACAGTCTTCCATAGATCTAGCTTCTGCCACATTCTGAGCCATCACTTTCTGTAACACTGTGTCTAATGGTTGAGGTGGTTTTGTACCTTTGTATAAAGGTAACATTCCTATAGCAACTCCTTGAGCAAATCTAGGCAATTGTTTTTCCAATATTGGTATACCGGCTGAAAAAAGACCACCTGGAAATTTGCTTAACACTCTTAAAATGGTTTTACCAAATGCATCTACAGTAGCCGATGGCGGTACTACGCCTCTGCTGTATTCCACAATGGCTTCAAAGATCTGAATAAACTTGTCTTTGCTAGTAGCAT